CGGCGATACATCTGATAATTTACCGGGTGTGAGGGGCGTCGGTATGTCTGGTATTAAAAAACGACTATCATTTTTAGCTGAAGAAAAAACTTTTACCTCTGAAGATATAATTGAGCATTGCAAGAGTGTTGAGAGTAAACTAAAATTCTACAGCAATATTGTAGAAAATATTGATAAAGTGGATCACAATTATAAAATGATGCAACTTTATTCACCACAACTTTCATACCAGTCAAAAGATAAAATTAAATATGCTGTGAGAGAATTCGAGTGCGAATTCAATAAGATAGAATTTATGCGCATGATGATTGAGGACGGGTTTGGTGAATGGGACTGGTCTGAATTAAAAGCAAAGATGAATTCTTTCATTGTTGACTGTTAAAACTAACTAATTAATCCTGATACATTATTGACAATCTGATTGTTTATGTTATATAATGTAATTCAAAGTGAGGGCGCATGAGAGAGCAAGCCAGTTTTTCAAAATATGGCACTTCGTTTCAAGAAGGTCTTTGTCAACTTATATTTGAAGATCGGCCTTTTGCCGATCAGATTATGGAAGTCCTAGATATTAACTTTTTGGATCTGGAGTACCTTAGAGTTTTTGTGAATTTGTTGTTTAATTATCGCAACAAGTATAACCTTCACCCAATTGCAAATACTGTTGAAACAATCTTAAATACTGATTTAGAAAATCAAAACGAAACAACCAAGCAACAGACAATTGAGTTTTTCGAGAAGATACAAATCAACGAATTGCATGATTGTGAATACATAAAAGAAACCGCTCTTGATTTTTGTAGAAAGCAAAAGTTAAAAGAAGCAATGCTACGCTCAGTTGGTCTTCTGAAAAAATCATCTTTTGATGAAATTTCCAAAGTAATCAATGAGGCTTTAATTTTAGGCTCTGACACTAATTTTGGTTATGATTATCTTGTTGATTTTGAAGAGCGTTTTAAGCCAAAATTCAGAAACCCGGTCACAACCGGCTGGGATGAGCTTGATTCAATATGTGGGGGTGGGCTAGGTAAAAATGAATTGGGAGTCGTCATAGCACCAACAGGGGCTGGTAAAAGCATGGTTCTTGTTCACTTGGGTGCACAGGCAGTGCTTCAAGGTAAGACTGTGATTCATTATACTTTGGAACTACAAGATTCTGTAATTGCAAAAAGATATGATAGTTGTATTGTTGGCTACCCTTTGAATGAGCTGACAAGCTTTAAGGATGAAATTTTTGAGAGTATTAAGGATATCTCAGGACAGCTAATTATCAAAGAGTATCCGACCAAGAGTGCAAGTACAAATACAATCAAATCGCATTTGTCATCTTTACTGAAACGAGGAATCAAGCCCGGCATGGTTATTGTTGACTATGGGGATCTACTTAGGCCAGTTTCTATGCAGAAAGAAAAAAGAAACGAGCTTGAAACAATTTATGAAGAATTAAGATGTATAGCCGGTGAGTTTGAGTGTCCTGTTTGGACAGCATCGCAAACAAATCGATCAGGGCTAAACGCAGAAGTTATTACAATGGAATCCATATCCGAAGCATTTAACAAATGTTTTGTCGCTGATTTTATTTTCTCAGTGTCAAGAACTGTTGACGATAAAAGAGCCAACACTGGTAGAATCTTTGTTGCTAAAAATAGAAATGGGCCTGACGGAGTTGTATATCCGATTTTTATGGACACAAGTGTTGTAAAAATTAAAGTCCTTTCAGAAAACAATAATGTAATTACATCTACAAACAATCAAACTGAGATAACAGCTGCCCCCGCATTATCGGCTAAGGAGCAGTCAGATTTATTAAAGAAAAAATACGCAAATTTTAGGAGGAAATAGTATGAATCTTGGCACTACAGAGTCTGCGACTATTCGTCGCTTTCGTTTATCAGAGAGTTTTATCGATCAATATAAGGAGAAGGAGGTCCCATGGGGTCCGCTTGGCTATGTTACCTTTAAGAGAACATATTCTAGACGCCTTAGTGAATTTGATCCTGAAGCCACTGGTACGGAAGAGTGGCATCAAACTTGTCGACGGGTGATCGAAGGAATGTTCAATGTTCAAAAGCAACATGTTCGCACACTTGGACTTGAGTGGAATGACTCTAAGGCTCAGAAAACTGCTAAAGATGCATACGATAGATTATTTAATCTTAAGTGGACGCCTCCCGGTCGGGGTCTGTGGATGATGGGCACCAAGTTTATCGAAGAGCGTACAGGTGCAGCGTTGTTTAATTGTGCATTTAGATCAACGAAAGATATATCCACAAAGGGTGGCTATCTTTTTGCGTGGATCATGGATGCTTTGATGGTTGGAATTGGTGTTGGTTTTGATACGAAGGGTGCTGAATCGGCAATAATCAAAGAGCCCGAGTGGACAAATGAAACATACGTTGTTCCTGACAGTAGGGAGGGCTGGGTAGATTCAGTAAAAATTTTACTAGATGGATTTTATTTTGGAAGCAAGGTGCCAACTTTTGACTACTCCGCAATTAGACCTTTCGGCGCTCGAATTAATGGATTTGGTGGCACCTCCAGCGGGCATGGTCCACTGAAAGAGCTTCATGAATCACTGACTGAGCTTTATAATTCAAGGATAGGGCAAGCAGTGACTTCGACCGATCTTGTTGACACCCAAAACCTCATTGGTAGATGTGTTGTTTCTGGAAATGTTAGACGTTCTGCAGCCTTGGCGATTGGTAGTCATGACGACATGCAGTACTTGATGATGAAAAATGATCAAGAAAAACTTTACCACCATAGGTGGAATTCCAACAACTCCTTTCATGCTAAAGTCGGCATGGATTATACTTGGCATGCGGAGCAAAGTCAAATTAATGGAGAGCCCGGATATATTTGGCTTGATAATGCAAGAACTCGTGGCAGATTCAAAGATGGAAAAAAATACGATGACATGAATGTCGCAGGCTTCAATCCCTGTGTTGAACAACAATTAGAGGATGCCGAACTTTGTTGTTTAGTGGAGACCTATCCAGCGAAACATGATGACTATGATGATTATCTCAAGACCTTAAAAATCGCTTACTTGTATGGCAAGACTGTTACACTCATTAACACTCACTGGCCAGAAACCAATGCAATTATGCTGAAGAACCGCAGGATTGGATTGTCACAATCTGGAGTTGTTCAAGCTTTTAATAAGTTTGGTCGAAGAGAAATTTTAGACTGGTGTGATAATGCATACGATCATGTGCGAGATTTAGACAAAGAATATTCCAATTGGCTCTGTGTACCTAGATCGATCAGAATGACCAGCATCAAGCCTTCCGGCACTGTTTCTTTGTTAAATGGCTCAACACCCGGTATTCATTTTCCTGAGAATGAGTATTACATTAGACGGATCAGGTTTGGAAAAGATTCAGATTTGCTTGACAATTTAGAAAAGGCAGGGTATACTATTGAGGAAGATGCGTATTCACCGAATACAGTCTGTGTGGAGTTTCCAGTGCATGAACCTTATTATGTAAAAGGTAAGACAGATGTTTCCTTGTGGGAGCAGCTTGAAATTGCGGCGCAATATCAACATTATTGGGCAGATAATTCTGTATCTATAACTGTCACTTTTAAGCCCGAGGAAGCGAGCAGTATTAAGCCAGCACTGGAAATGTATGAGACCAGATTAAAGGCTGTGTCTTTTTTGAAATACGAAGAGACTGGATACACACAAGCGCCATACGAGCCAATTACAAAAGATGTCTACGAGCAAATGGTTTCTAAAATCAAACCAATGCAGCGGGTCGAGACAGAACAAGGCGGCGTTGGTTCTAAATTTTGCACCACTGACACGTGCACTATAATGTGAGGTGTAGATTGGGAAATTTTAATCATTTGATGGATGCTAAATCTTTAAAAAGAAGGTGCAAGGTTACTAGTAACGAATGTTATTGGCTTCCAGTTGGTAATATTAGATCAACAATTGGAAAGAATATACACATGACAATGCATTGTAAGCATTGCGGTGTAAGAGAGGACATATTTCTTACTGAAAAGGAATATAAAACACATGAAAATATTATTTTAAAAGAGGTGAAAAATGAGTTTTAATCCAGTTAATAGACACGTATGGGTTGAAATTGTAAAGGAACAGAGGGAGAGCGAACAAGGCGATATTTTATTGCCAGAAGAATATACACAAAGGAAGTCGCCACACACACTGTGTAAGGTTATTAGGTCCGCTAGGGACTGTAATCTTATGCTACTTGAGGATGATTTAATTGTTGTTGATACTAATATGATACAAGAATTGAATGCCAATTCTAAAATCTTTAGTGTTGTTTTAGAAAACTATATTTATGGCGTATTACAAGATGATCAATTGCCATGAAATTAAATTTTACAAATCTTGTGATTGAATATGATCCTGAGAGACAGGGTGATAAGATATTAAATTTACTAGAAGAAATAAACATATTAAATTTTCAAGCTTGTATTGAGCATCCCTCAACAAGCGGATATTTTTGTATTGGTGGCACTGACCCTAGCACGCTAACAGATGCAATATCATCAATACTAAAAGTAAATCCTAAAAATGTCGAGCTTGAGTAAGATATCGCACACGTTTGATTACGATCAAATAGTAATAGGTTCCTCTCTCAGTGCACTCCTGTATTCGTTCACCAATGCTGTGCCAATATTTTTTTCGACGATTAATAAACCTCACAGATTTGACTATCTTGATTTAAAGCACAATATATCTTTCATGCCAAATTATACTAGCACAATTCAAAAGCCAGATGGTGCTATAACTTGTGGAAATAAAAAAAGTGAGTTATGGCAAAAGCTTTATTTCACTATTAATTTATGTGGCTTGTCACCTTGTTCAAACTTGGCCAGCTCTCTTAGATTATCTGAAAATAAATTGAAAATTTTTAATGATTTTTCAAAAATTGCAAGTGTAAATTTCAATGAGGCGGTTGTCTTTGATAAACAAAACATCAACCTTGACAGCAAAAAAGGACCCGATAGATATCTGACATTGGATTGGATATCTGTCCACTCAGGTGGTCGTCACAATATTGACCTTATTGAAACAAGTGATGAGTTTGTTTCACAATTATGGTTTTATGATTCAACAAGGGTACCATCAAAAATTAAAGACGCTTGTGCCATATCAATCATCGATGGCAGTGACATGAATAGTTTTGAATTTTCAGACACATATGCCAGATTTAAATCCGAAAAAATTATGAAAGATTACGGCTTAAGGGGGGCTTCGAATGGTGTCGATAAGAAGACAGGTAAGAAAAAATATTATTCAATTAAAACATCATGCTCGCAAAGAGAAATAATTCCCCTTGGTGCCAATAAAATTCAAGAAACAGATGCAATTAAGGCAAATAAACTGACTGAAGATGAATTACTCTTAAATATCAAAGCAGGTAATGATAAAATAGAAAACACAGTGAAAAAACTATGCACTTAGCAGGAATCGTACCAGTGGCGGGAGCCATGTTTGATTTTGGATTCGATTGGCACGATTGCCTTATGCCAATTGATCAAAACTACACCGCCGTCGAGAGGGCAGTTTACGAGTGTGCAATGGCCGGCTGTCACACGATATGGATAATTGCCAATCATGACATGCAGCCATTAATTAAAAATAGAGTTGGTGAATGGATTCAAGACCCTGTTTGGTATGGCCGAAAGCATGATCGATATCCCACCGAATCAAGAAAAGAAATTCCGGTATACTATGTACCGATTCACCCTAAAGATCGCGATAGACGAGATAGTTTAGGATGGAGTATTCTTTATGGAGCCTACGCCTCATATACAACTTCAAATTCAATTAGTAATTGGCTTGTGCCTCATAAATATTATTGTGCTTTCCCTTATGGGGTTTATGAGCCATCCGTGATAAGAGAGTATCGTGCTGAAATTGCTAGCCGTGATACAAACCTGATCATTGAGCATCAAGATAAAACAGTGAAAGATAATGAATATTTAGGCTTTACATTTAATGGCGAAGACTTTAAAAGATGTAGAAACTATGTCAACGAAGTCACCACCAAATCCTATCACCCACCAAAGCAGGGCGATAGGTATCCCACAGAGCGCCTGTCGGCTGAGGATAGGTGGTCGGCGCGCCACTTTGACCTTCAAACTGTGTTTAAACAACTAACTCTTGAAAAAAAACAAATTATTTCTCTACCTTGGTACTTCCCAATTGATTCTTGGAGTAATTATAAAGAGTACATCGCTAGCGATTATAACATTATTATGCCTAGCGATTCATTTAGAAAAACAACCAAGAGAAATAAATTACATGAAGAAGTTTCAAAAAGGAGATCTAGTTAGGTTCCCCGCACCTTTGGGGTTGCCTGACGTATTTCCAATTAGCGAAACAAAAGTTGGCATCTTAATAAAAAGGGTTGACAAGATGCCCGAAAAAGGTTATTATTTATATGATAGATGGGTAATACTTTGTGGTGATGAGGAACACATAGTAACCGAATCTTTACTTGAAAAACTTAACTCAGTTGACAATTTAAATAAACAGGAATAAGATGAATAGAACAGTTTCAAAAATCAAGTTTGTAGGACTTCACGCTCATAGTGTGGCGGGCTCGCTATTTGATGCAATTGGATACCCTCAAGATCATATGGATTTTGCTTATCAGAATGGTTGCGATGCATTGGCCCTTACAGATCATGGAAACATGAATGGCTTGGCTTACCAAGTTTTGCATGCTAAGAAAATGAAAGAGGCTGGTAAAGACTTCAAGCCTATTTTTGGATGCGAGGCTTACTTTACGCCATCGATTTCTGAATGGCGCGAAGCATATGAGCAGGCGATGGAGGACAAGAAAGCAGCCCGCTCAATTAAGAAAGACGAGCAGTCAGGAGCCACTGTTGAGGACGAGGGCAATAGCAAGAAAACTCAGGACATCTTACGACGCAGGCGTCACCTAGTGCTGCTAGCGCAGAACCAGACAGGATTGAATAACCTATTTAAATTAGTATCAGAGTCCTACAAGTCTGAAAATTTTTATAGGTACCCACGTATTGACTATGCACTTTTGGAAAAATACAACGAGGGCATCATTGCCTCTTCTGATTGTCTTGGCGGGGTGTATGCCGGAAACTATTGGGAGAACCGAGAAGATGGGGATGAAGCAGTACTGGATGCAATGCGCGAATCCACACAACGCATGGTCGACATTTTCGGTGATCGCTGGTATGCCGAGATACAATGGAATAACATCAAAGAGCAGCATGAACTTAACAAATATGTAATTCAAGTTGCCAAAGAGTTTGGCGTTGGACTGGTTACCACAGCCGACAGCCATTACCCCAACCAAGACGCTTGGAAGGACCGTGAGCTTTACAAGCGTCTTGGTTGGCTTGGTAAAGGTCGACCATCATGGGCGGAGGAAGAGTCTGAATTACCAGAAGGAGTCGATGAGATAGGTTACGAATTATATCCTAAGAATGGTGATCAAATGTGGGATAGCTATAAAAAATATGCTACACTGACAGGCTTTGAATATGATGATGACACTATTCTTAAAAGTATTGAAGAGACACATCGAATTGCATTTGATCGTATCGACAACTTTTTACCAGATAATACGGTTAGGTTGCCTGAATTTGTTGTGCCTGCGGGGTTCACGGCAACACAGGCACTAGTAAATTATGCGCTTGAAGGGTTAAAACTAAGAGGTTTACACACGAATAAGCAGTATACAGACAGGCTTAGATCGGAATTGAACACAATTGATGAGCGGGGATTTTCAAAATACTTTTTGACAATGAAGTCCATTGCCGATGTTGCTACAGATATGATGCTGGCCGGCCCCGGCCGTGGCTCTGCTGCCGGCTCTCTTGTTGCATATGCTCTTGGAATTACGCAGATTGATCCAATCAAGTATGGCCTACTGTTTTCTAGATTCTTGCGATCAGACGCAACTGACTATCCTGATATCGATTATGATGTATCAGACAGTATGGCACTAAAAGAAAAGCTAGTTGGTATGTGGGGAGAAGATTGTGTTGCCCCTATTTCAAATTGGAACACCTTACAGTTGCGTTCACTTATCAAAGATATTTCAAAACTATATGGTATCCCATTTACAGAGGCAAACACTGTTACATCAATTATGATGAGAGAGGCAACACCAGAAGCTAAGATTAAGCATGGTATCCGTGCTGGTGTGTATAACCCAACATGGGAAGAGGTCATGGAATTTTCGCCATCCCTTCAAGCATATCTTAAAAAATATCCGGCCGTCAAGTCTCACGTTGAGGGTCTGGTTGGACAGGTTAGATCCTGCTCTAGACATGCAGGCGGAGTTGTAATTGCAGAGGGTCTTGATCAAAGCATGCCTTTGATTAATTCTGGCGGAGTCAGACAAGCCCCTTGGTCTGAAGGCCAAAACGTTAGGCATCTTGAGCCAATGGGGTTCATTAAATTTGATCTGCTTGGACTGTCAACACTAAAAATGATGGAGGGTTGTATTGAGCATATTCTCCAAAGGCATCATGGGATTGAGAATCCTACATTTCAAGATATTAGTAATTATTATGCAGAAAATCTTCACCCTGACGTGCTAAACTTTGACAATCAAGAGGTCTACGAAAACATTTTTCACACAGGCAAATGGGCTGGGATCTTCCAGTTTACCGAGCAGGGCGCTCAAAAATTTTGCACAAGGGTTAAGCCTCGAAATATTATTGATCTTTCTGCAATCACTTCTATTTACCGGCCGGGTCCACTAGCCGCTGGCGTGCATGATGAATATCTAGAGGCTAAAGATAGCCCGCAATACATTAGATATCTAACTGATGAGGCAAGAAACATCACACAAGAAACATTTGGATTCTTGATTTTTCAAGAGCAAATTGCACTCTTGGCCAATAAGTTAGGGGGATTAACTCTTGACGAGGGCAACATGCTTAGAAAGGTGTTGACCAAAAAAGGTACAGGTAAGGGCGGCGTTAAAGATCAGCTTAGAATCAAATTCATTGAGGGCTGTGCAAGAAACAAAATCAGAACCGATGATGCCGTGTCGCTTTGGAATAAGTTCGAATACTTCTCAGGATACGGCTTCAACAAGTCACACGCTGTATCGTACAGTGTAATATCTTTTCAGTGTGCTTGGCTGTGGAATTACTACCCAGCTGAATGGATGGCAGCGTTTTTGGATAAGGAGCCAGAATCAAGAAAAGAGAAAGCAATTAACATTGCTCAGAAGTACGGTTTTGATATTGAACCACTTGATATTAACAAGTCGGGAACAGTGTGGGAAATTAGCGATGATGGTAAAACATTAATTCAACCATTAACATCTATTAAGGGGCTTGGCTTGTCTGCAATTGAGCAAATTTTAAATTGCAGGCCATTCAAAGATGCTGAATCACTTTTGTTTAATGAAAACATTACGTATAGTAAGTTGAATAAAAAGTCACTGGATGCTTTATGTCGCGGTGGTGCCATAGATAATATTATTGATGACAGGTTTACAGGACGTAAGCACTTTTGGTCAGCTTGTGTAGTTGATCGACCTAAGAGTTTAAAAAAGCTATCTGAAAACATTGAAACATATAAACCGGAAGGAGATTTCAGCGAAGAGGAAATTATACAATTTAAAACAGACTTAACAGGTATCTTTCCAATAAATTTGGTGGTTGGCCCTGAAACAATACAAAGGCTGAGTGAAAAATTTGTGCCACCAATTTCTGAGTATGATCAGGACTTAGAGGTTTGTTGGTTCATACCCAGAAAGATTATACCTAGAAAAACAAAAAATGGAAAACTTTATTGGATTGTTGAAGTTATTGATAGCAACAACAATCTTACAAAAATTCGTTGTTGGGGAGTAAAACCAGAAAAAGATAAGATTAATTTAAACAGACCATATATGGCCCGATTGAATTATGATGAAAACTGGGGCTTCTCAACATACGCGATTGGTAGAACATTTAGACTATTAGCATAAGGAGAAATAATGTCGTCTAAGAAAAATTATGATACATCAGGTAAGCGAAAGCGTAAAAAGAAAACAAGTATTGGCTCAAGTCAATTAACCAAATATGGCCAGCCCGGGCCACATGGTGGCAATAAACGATATAAGAAAAGATATAGAGGCCAAGGTCGATGAATAAAATATTTATGCTCGCTTACATCACAGCGGCCATTATATTTGGCCTTGGACTTGAAATTGTAACAGAATCATATAGGAAAGCAAAGGAAGCCTAATGAACGATAATACTAAAAAGGTAATGTTTAGCTCAAAATCAAATGAATGGGAAACACCTAAAGATTTTTTTGACAAACTTAATTGGAGGTTTGGACCTTTTACTCTCGATCCATGCGCCACTGAGGACACTGCGAAGTGCTCCAGCTTTTATACCGTAAAGGATGATGGTTTAACAAAAAACTGGAATGATAATGTTGTGTTTGTCAATCCACCATATGGCAGAGAAATAAACAGTTGGATTAAAAAATCTTTTGATGAAAGTAAAAATGAAAACACCACAGTCGTAATGTTGATTCCCGCAAGAACAGACACCAGATATTGGCATGATTATGTCATGAAAGCTAAAGAGGTACACTTTGTTAAGGGTCGATTAAAATTTGGAGACTCTAGCAACTCGGCACCCTTCCCCTCCGCCGTTGTTGTTTTTAGCAATAGTGCTGATACAACTCATGGATATGGGGAGTATCCTAAAACTTATACCATGAGTCGCTAGCTTTAATGTCATTTGTTTCTCTTAATCACAGGCTGTGTTTCATACACATCCCAAAAGCTGGCGGCAGTAGTGTGTCTGAGGCGCTAAAGAAATCGGTGCCAACAGTAAAAAACCAACACAATGATCATCGATGGTCTGGTAGCGGTCACTATACAATTTATGATTACAGGGAAGAGTTTGGCAGACTACCTGATTGGTCTTTTGCTATAATCAGAAATCCATATGAAAGGTGTGTATCGGCATTTATGGTGCATCCTGACTATGGAAAAAAATATCACTTGTTAGGTGCCGATGAAAAGCGAATGTTTCATGAATGGGAGAAGTATTTAATTTTTTGCGAAAGATGGAACAATGAACAGAGAGGCCAGCTTTACCTGCCAAATAGAATTACAAGTTTATCAGCTTTAGGTCCAAATGTTCAAGGCCCAGCTATTCACGCTCTGCCTGCAAATTACTTGGTTACAATTAATGGCAAGATTGCAGTTAATACACTCGTTGGAATGCGGGATATTAAAAAGATACCTGCTCTGGTGCAAAAGCACACCGGCTATCAAATGCTCAATGTGTTACATGAGAATAAATCTGATTCTGCACAATATATGAATTTATTATTGACAAATGATAGTAAAAAAGTTATAGAGAGAGTCTACAAAGAAGATTTTGAACTTTATGAGAGAGCACATGAATAGGGCGCAAAAAAGAAAACTTAAGAAACAAGCAAAAAATAATGAAATATTAACGGAGCAAATTTCACTTTTTGAAAAACTCCCAAATAGTTGTGATGCATGCAACAAATCATTTGACAAAACAGATAAAGAAATGGTATTCTCTTGGAAGGTTGTTGTTAAAGAAAAACAACAAATAGTTAGATTATTTTGCCCACAGTGTCACGACAAAGCTACGAAGGTTTTAGAAAATGCTAGTTGAAAATTTAGATTTAAAAAAGTATAGAGAGTTGAGAGATAACAGTACCCCTTGTTTAATTAAGTTTTACAGCGACGGGTGCCACTATTGTCAGGAATTAAGTGGACTTATGGAGGATATTGCCTCTGATTTTCCCAAACTTAAATTTTACAAAATTAATATTGATGAATATCCAACCATGCCGGAAGCACTTGGATTTGATGGGGTGCCGACAATTCTTCTTTATAATGTTGTTCCTGATAAAAAATATTATTTTTTTGAAGAGCCTAGCCATCCAAACAGATTTACATGGTATAGTAAACTATACATCGAGAGAAATATAAAAAGATATTATGGAGGATTACAAAAATGAAATTAAATTTATATTTAGCAGCAGCTAACAATTATCGGTCGAGAGCCCAAGAAGCACTAACAGCCCTAGAGATTATTTTTAATAATCCACAGGCAATGTCTAGCGACATGGATTATGTTGACAATATACAAAGATGGACTACCATTCTTGTTGAATGTGAGCGTGGTATAGAAATTTTACACAAATATTTTGGTGCACAAGCCGAGGCTGTTCAGACCGCAGCACAAAGGAAGACCGATGACTCTGAATGAATGTTTGAGTTATGATGATGTTCTTCTGACCCCACAGTATTCTGATATCGAATCTAGAAGTGAGATCAATATTGGATTGTCTTTGGATATCGACCACAACTTTTCTATTCCCATAGTCGCTTCTCCAATGGATACTGTCACAGAAGAAGACATGGCAATTAAGATGGGCGCTCTTGGTGGTATGGCAATATTACATCGATACAACACAATTGATGAGCAAGTAGATATGGCTACAAAGGTAAGGCATGCCCTACCCATTGATATACCAGTTGCTGCCGCAATTGGCGTAACTGGCGATTACTTAGAAAGAGCACAAAGATTAGTTGATTGTGGCGTTACTATATTGTGTGTAGACGTCGCTCATGGCCATCACGTGCTAATGAGGCGCGCCCTGTTTTCTTTAAAAACAACTTTAAGTGATGACATACACATCATGGCAGGGAATGTCGCCACAAGACAGGCTTTTGAAGACTTGGTTGTCTGGGGTGCTGACAGCATTCGTGTGGGAATTGGGGGTGGCTCAATCTGTTCAACACGAATCCAAACAGGACACGGGGTGTCAACGTTGCAGTCTGTTATGGATTGTGCTGAGATTAGTAGATCTAGTGGGGTGTCCATAATCGCTGACGGCGGAATAAAAAACTCAGGAGATATGGTTAAAGTTTTAGCAGCCGGCGCTCACATGGTTATGGTTGGCTCTCTCTTGGCCGGTACAACTGAAACTCCCGGTGACATTATAAAGAACAAAGATGGTGGAGACTATAAGGTTTATCGTGGTATGGCTAGCAAGGAAGCTCAGATAAAGTGGAGAGGCAAAACAAGCTCTCTAGAGGGAATTTCAACTTTTGTTACATGCAAGGGTCCAGTTGAGCAAGTTGTTGATGAGTTGACCACTGGTATAAGATCAGGCTTTTCTTACACTGGCGCGCGAAGTTTAAATGAATTACATTCGAAAGTTAAATTTATCAAGCAAACTAGCGCTAGCATGAGCGAAAGCAGCACACATATTTTAAAGAGAAAATAATGTCAGATGTTGAATATGGCAA